GGGCCTGCGTGGCACAGAACGGCGTCACGGTGGCCTAATGGCACTCGTATCCACGACGCTCGCCCTCGCCAAAGCGGCCAATGATAAGACGCTGAAGTTGACGTCCGCGACCGGCATCGCGAACAAGATGATCATCCTCTGCGAAGACGAATACTTCCGCGTAACGGATGTCACGGTGTCACCGACCATCGGGGTCGTGCCCGGCTACAACGGCTCGATCTCACTGCCGCACGAAAACGGCGCCCCGGTCTGGTATGGGCTAACCAGTGAGTTTCAGCAGACCTATCAGATCGGCCCGGCGTTTAATCAGATTCTCAATTCGGCCGTGAGTGTGGCGAGTGTCACCTCCTCAACGGGCTACGCGGCGGATACCTATCTGGCGGGATCCGCGATTCCGGTCGGGCCGGGTGTCATCCAGAATGGCATGCGCTTCACCTGTGTCTTCGACATGGTGAAGACGGCGGCAGGCACCGCGGCGGCCACCGTCATCGTGCGGTATGGCACGCTCGGGACCGTGGCCGATCCGGCGATTCTGACGTTTACCTGGGGCGCAGGCACGGCGGCCGTGGATACTGGCACCTTTACGGTCACATCGCATATCCGCCTCGGCGGCACGGCCGCGATTATGGCCGGCACATGTGTCTGTAGTCATGCGCTGGCGGCGACGGGCCTTGTGGCGACCGGCGCCTCTGGGAATGGTCAGTTGTCCGTGGTGTCGTCGGCCTTTGATTCGACGCCGGGCGGATTCCTGGGCGTCTCGTTCAATGGCGGCACCAACTTCGTGGGCACGAACACGATTGTGGAATCGGAGCTGAAGGGCTACTAATGGCACTGAATGCTGAACTGCTCGCAGAAATTCGGGCGGCGATTGCAGACGGCTCGCTGAACACGGCGGATCTGCAAGGCGGGCGCTCACCGTTCCGCCCGCGGCAGTTGCATGATCTGCGACTGCTGCCGACGAAGGACGACCCGCGGCCCACGTTCTTCTGGTCGGTCGAAGGGCCACGCAACAACCCGGATGCGGGTAAGACGTTTCCCTATCCGCGCCTGTTGTGGAGCGCTGACGGCGAAGAGATCACCGTCCAGAGCGAGCCGGAGCATAAGCGGATGCTGGCGCAGGGCTATCTCGAGGTAGATCCTGGCACGGCTGTCGTAGATCAGGCGGAACACATTCGGGCGATGCTGGAGAAGTTGTCCCTAGAAGATCGCCGCCTGGTGATTGACGGTCAGAAGAAAGCGCGGATGCAGGCCATTCAAGAGCAAATGGCCGAACTCTCCGCGGAAGACTTGGAAGCCATGTTGGCTTCATTCGAGCCGAAGAAGGCGAAGAGCGCGTAATGGCTCAGGAAGCCGTGCCCGTCATCATGATTCCGGTGGGCTGGATGAAGTGCATTGCGTGCAGCGATTACAAGCGGCATCCCGGCAAAATGTGGCTCGGGTATAACCGGTTGACCGGGGAAGACCTCACGATCGACTGTCCGAAATGCAACGGGACAGGGCAGGTTGAGCGGTTGAAGTGTCTGGACGCGCGCACAGGGCAGGAAATCGATTACGAACGGCCGGGCCAGACGTTTGTTATGGCTGGCGAACTGTCATCGCAGTAAAAGGAGTCTCCCGTGGCTGACCGCACCTATACGATTTCCGTCGACGCGCAGACCGTGGTTGCGGCGCCGCAGTTGGTCTTCATGAACCCATCGGCCGGCGGCGCGGCAGTGCCCGGCTATGAAATCCTCCGCGCCTGGGCGAGTCAGCGGGCCAATGCCACCAGCGCGCAGCAGGGGATCGCCCTCGGCACGAAGCTGACCGTGTTTCCAACCGTGGTTAGCGCCACGCCGGCCAAAACGTCGCTGGGCCTGCCGACCGCCAACCTCGTGGGCGGCACCTCAGGCGCTGCGGGCACCTGCGGCGTCAACAGCTCGGCCAACGGCGGCGGCACCGAAGTCAAAATCTATTGGGACAACTTCAACGTGCTGAACGGCTGGCTCTGGGTGCCGACGCCGGCTGAAACCATGCTCGCCATGCCTGGGTGCACGTCTGGGAACTTTCTGCAGTTCACGAGCACGCCGGGCACGCTGACCTCATGGTCGTGGGGCGTGGCGTATCGCGAAATCGGTTAATCCCTTCGGGTGCCCATAGGTAACGGGCTTATGGGCACCTATTACATTCCGTCGACCCGGGGGCATGGCATTACGCCCTCACATGCTCCCGGGCCTGATGGCACGGGCGATATCACCATCAATCGCCTCGCACCGCAGCAAACGATCGAAGGTTTCGGCACCGCGGATGTCTTTCGCGATGCGACGCCCCTCTCAGACGCCCTCGCTGATACATTTTTCAGCACGACCGCTGGCATTGGCCTCTCCATTCTCCGCACAGGTATATGGTCTGATGGCACATCCATGTCGTTCTATTCCAACTATGTGAAGGCTGCTGCGCGCGGCGCGAAGATTATCGCCTCGACGTGGAGCGCCGCCGCGGGTCAAAAAGATAGCGGATCGGAATTCGGTGGGCATTTACTCAGTGGCAGTTATAGTGCCTGGGCTGGCACACTGGCCGCCTTTCAAGGACTCGTTCAGACGAATGCGAGCGTGAATCTCTACGCCCTTGAAGTGCAGAACGAACCAGATCTTGGTGCCCCCAATCGATCCATGCAATATACGACCGCTGAGATGACGAACTTCGTCAAGGTGCTCGGCCCCTTAGTGGCGGCGCTGACGCCGCGTCCCTTACTGGTGCTGCCAGCCACGTCGAATTGGGATACCGCCGCCTCGTATGTGACGGCCGTGCTGGCGGATGGGACGGCGGCTCCGTATCTGGATCGGGCAGTGACGCATCAATACTCCGGCACGCCCGCCGTGATCCATGCGGGGACGGCGACCTGGCAGACGGAAATGGCGTCTTTCGACGCCTTCGACGCAAGCATCACGAATGCCTTGGTCGTGGCCGGATGGATTCATGCGGCCCTCACGAGTGCCAATGTCTCGATGTGGTGCTATTGGTGGATGATCAGCAACAATACGGACAATGAGGGACTGATCGGGAACGGCACGAGCAGCGGCGCCGATACGACGCTAACCAAGCGGCTCTATGCCCTCGGGAACTGGTCAAAGTTTGTGCGGCCGGGCTATGTGCGCGTGAGCACGACGGGCACCGTGGCCAATGTATCCGTTACCGCGTTTATGTCTGGGACAACATATGTTGTGGTGGCGATCAATACGGGCGGATCCGTTGGGCTGACGTTTGGTCTGCCCTCAAGCCTGACGACGATGACACCCTACCTGACCGATGCCACACATGATCTAGCCGCGCAAACCGGCGTGGCCGTCGTGTCGGGTGTGTTATCGACCACGCTTGCCGCCTCAAGCGTGACCACGTTTGTGAGTCCCTAATGTCGATTGGCTTCGTCCAAGGCGTAGAAAGTTTCGCTGACGTTGACGGGTCGAATAATGTGGCGATCACGATCGCGGCGACGGGTGCCTCGAACGCCGTGGTCGTGTGCATGTTCTGGAAAGGCGCGGGCAGCGTCGATATTTCCTCAGTCACGGACGACAAAGGCAGCACGTATGCCGATTGTGGGGCCGGGAAGTTGACGCGTCCGGTTGATGGGTTTATGCGGATGTATGGGTCGCCCCTCGTCGCGTCTGGCATGACGGTGGTCACGGTTCATTTCAACAGTACGCCAACGATTTCGGATAATGCCTTTAACATCGCTGAATATAGCGGACAGGATTCGGCGACCTTGTTTGATAGCGTGACGGCTACGGGCACCGCCACGAGCGTTGCGACGGTGACGACTGCAAATCTCACACCTACCGTCACCGCTGGGGCGATCGTGGCGATCGCCTATACGAGTGATAACAATGGGACCGCTGGCACGAATTTCACAGCGCGCACGGCGAACGCGGGAACCGGAGATATTTTGGAAGATTGGATCTTTTCGTCCTCCGTTGGCACGGTGACGGCGTCAGCTACGATGTCAATAAACTTCGCTAGGGGTGGCATCATCGCGGCGGTGCTGCGGCAGGCGCCGCCTGCGGTCTTCGTGCCCCATCAGACCTATATGGTTGGTATCCTGACGCAGTAGCATGGCGTTTTTCTATCCGCCGCCGCCGCCCTTCGCGCAAGGATCGGCCAGCTATGCGCCGCCTATCCCGCATGAGCCGCCGCCATCGGCCGGCAGCGAACCGCCGCGCCGGCAGGTGCAGGCCGCCTTGATGATGGTGGCTGTGCTGGCCTCGTGGCCGGCCGATCAGGAGCCACGCCTCCATACTCGCAACGCCAACACCGTCAAGATTGCGCCGCTGACCCTCCCGACGGGGCAGCAACCGCCGCCTCGGCAGACCTATCGACTGCCGACCGTGGGCTGGGACCCACCGACATGGCCAGCGCAGAAGGCACCGATCAGCGGACAGCTGATTCTGCCGCCGATCATCTCGCCGCCGCCGCCCTATGTGCGGCAATCGCTCGTGGGCTCGTGGCCAACGGGGTGGGCTCAACCGCAAGCGCTGATCCAACTTAAACAGCCACTTACGGGGGATCAACCGCCGATTAATGCGCCCCTGAGCGCAACCGAATTAGCGATTACGCGATCGTGGCCAACGGATTGGCCTGCGCAGAAGCCGCCCATCAACGCGGCGATCATTCCTCCGCCATCGGGGGCGCCATCCTTCCTCCCTGGCCCGCGCGAGCAGAACAGTATTCTTTCTGCCTGGTATGACGCGACTGTTATTGAAGTCGTCACAACGTGGACGATTGCGCCAGATAACCCGGATCAGCCGCCGATTACGGGACCGAGCAGTCCGACTGAAATCGCCATCCAGCGCAGTTGGGCGATCGATTGGCCATCGCAGCGTGCGCCGCTGCTGGTGCAACCGTCCAGCGGGGATCAGCCGGTTCGACAGAGTCCGCTTTTAGCGTCCCAGTTGGCGCAGATTCGGCTGGCGTGGGAAATCACGTGGTCCTCGCAATCCAAGGCCGTCGCCGCCACGCAGCCGACGACGCCGACGATCAACGTGGGGCCGCTCCCCACGGCCGATGTGGCGATCGTGGGGGCATGGCCACGTGGCTGGGATCAGCCGCAGCGGCTGACGACGCTGAAACAACCATCGACAGGCGACCAGCCGAGTCCGCAAGGGCCGCTGACGCAGACAGAACTGCTGATCCAGCGGCTTTGGCCGACCGAGTGGCCCGCGCAGACCGGGCCGAAGGTGGCGGCGTGGTTCGTGCCGCCCGTCGTCAATCAGCCGACGCCAGAAGGGCCGATCAGCCCAACGAATCTGGCCCTCATCGTGGCGTCGTGGCCGACAGCATGGGCGGCCCAATCGCGGCCCATTGTTGTCGTTCAGCCTTCGCCGGGCGCACAGCCTATCCCGCAAGGTCCGCTCTCGCCCTCCGAAATCTCGGAGTCGGTCGGCGCGTGGCCGACGACATGGCCGGCCCAAGCCCGCCCACTGGCCGTGGTGCAGGGAACGCCAGCGCCGCCGAGCAATCCGCCGTTGACGGCGACCGAGCTCGTCATTCTGCAAGCATGGCCGCGTGGCTGGGATCAGCCACAGCGCCTCGTCACTGCGATTCAGCCAGGCTCAAGCCAGCCGGTGCCATCTGGGCCGCTGACCGCTACCGAAATCATCATCGCCGTCAGCCAGTGGGCGCAGACATGGCCCGCGCAGTCGGCGCCGACGATGATCGCCAGTCTGCCGCCGCCTGGCTCGCAGCCGCCGCCGATCTACGCGTTGAGCGTGGCGAACCTCGGCACGGTGGTGGCGCAGTGGCAGCCGAATTGGCCGGCGCAATCCGTCAAGCCGCGGCGGAATGACAGCGCGATCGTGCATTTCAAGCCAGAATGGGCAGCGAACAGCAATCAACTGTTGGGGCCGTCGAAGTCCCAGCCGGAGACACACTAAGGTGTTACACTACACGCGCTTTCATGGTTAAAGGGGTCGCCGGTCAAGTGATTGGCGCGGAAATGCTTGACGTCGGCAACGGCTCCCCTTTCGCGGGCGTCGTGACTGTCTATGTGACGGGCGACGGGGGCACGCAGGCGCTGGGACTCGGGTCCATTCAGGTGGAAGGCAACGGCTTGTATAACTACTTCCCCACGGCAGCCGAGACGAACTACACCCTCGTAGCGTTTACGTTTACCGGCCCGAACGCTATCGCCGTGACGATGCAGGTCGCGACGGTGCCGAATATCATCATCCCGCCGAAGCAGCGGATCGCCTGATGCCCATCCATTCCCAACGGTCCTACGAAGGCGTCATTCTGATTGACCATCGGAACTCGCCTGGCACACCAGACGTGCCCGAGGGGCGCACGTTTGAATCCGCCTTGCATGTCTGCAATCACTGCCAGCGGAACGTCATCCTCAACCCTACCCGCACGGTGCCCTTGGGCCGATGCCCGAAATGTAACCGCTATATCTGCCGTGCGTGCGAAGCGACCTACCACGCCACCAACGCCTGTTTCACGGTGCAGGAGCTGATTGACGCCTGCGGGGATGGCAAACTTGACTTGGTTCTCGAGAAAAGGAGATCGCTCTAATGGCTCTGCGCACCTTCACCTTCACCACGTTCACCCCGACCAACACGGCAGATACGTCCACGATGGCGAATGCCACCTATATGGCCATGAAGGGCGGCAGCGGCACACAGCGCTGGGCCGTCGAAGAGTTGTATATGGGCGGGCAGGCGTCGGCCTCGTCCATCAATGACATGGTGCTGGCGCTGCACTCGACGATTGCCGTCACGCCAACGGCGCTCGCCGCACCGGCTGCCGATCGTCCATTAGATGGCTCAGCCAGCACACTGGCCACCGTCGTGGTGACGTTCACGGCGGCGAGTACTGGACCGCAGCGGCTAACGCAGGGCTATCTCCTGACGCCGTCCTACAACGCCTTCGGCGGGATCGTCAGGCTGAACTACAGCAACACCCAGGCGCGGCCAGTCGGGCTGGGGAATACGGCCAGCTTGGGCGAGATGTCGCTCTCGGCAAAGAACGACACGGGCACCTCCGGGGCCATGTCGGCGCATATCCTTTACGAGCCGTTTTGACCTCCATGCGCCTCGCCGCGGTGCTGGCGCTGCTGGCCTTGGCGGGAGCGCAGGCCGCGCCGTCGACTCCTGGGCAAGTCATCATCCGCCCGGAAATACCGGCGCTGACCACCATTGCGCCGACGTCCGGTCTGGTGGGCAGTTCAGTGGTCCTCACGGGCAACAATTTCGGCCCGGCTCAGGAAAATAGCCTCGTCACGTTTAACGGCGCCCCAGCGGTGACGATCGCCTGGTCGAACACCTCTATTACGGCGCTCGTGCCACCGGCAGGGACGACAGGGCCGGTCGTGGTCGTGCGCGGCGGCGTGTCGACAGTCGGTCTGCCATTTACGGTTATCCCTTCACCGCCGCCCACGCTCACGAGCCTGACGATCACGAGTGGCCCGGTGGGCACCCCGCTGACGGTAATCGGCACAAACTTCGGCGCGACACAGGGCACCTCTGTGCTCACCTTTAACGGCATCGTGGCCACGCCGACCAGTTGGAGCGCAACATCGATTGTGACGACGGTGCCGGTCGGCGCGACGACCGGGCCGGTGCATGTCGTGGTGCTCGGCCAGACGTCCAATAACCTCACGTTTACTGTGACCGTGGCGCCTGTGCTCACCAGCCTAAATCTGAACTCCGGCCCCATCGGCATACCCGTGACGCTCACCGGGTTGCATTTTGGCGCGGTGCAGAATTCCAGTCTGGTGTTCTTTAACGGTGTCCCGGCGACGTCCTATGCGGCATGGTCTGATACCTCCGTAACGACGGCAGTCCCAGCCGGCGCGACGACCGGGCTGGTCACGATTCTCGTGCTGGGCGTGACGAGTAACGGGATCACGTTTACGGTGACAACTGGCGGAAGCACGTTTGTCGCCGCCAGTTGCAATTGGCAAGATGTCGTCAATGCGGAAAACCTCGCCTATGCGGCGGGTCATACTTCGCCGGCAACGGTCATCATCCCGGCGGGCACCTGCACGGACTGGCCCGCCCATGCCTCGGCCGGTGCTCCATTGATCTCGACCGCTGATGGATGGCCGGTGACATTGCAGGGCGCAGGCGGCACGGCCACAACGATCGACGTGACGGCGGCAAATGGGCAGACTGCGCTCTATATCAACGCCGCAGTCGGGGCGCGCGTCACGGGGATTCGGTTCCTCTGCGGGCAAGTCAAGTTCAGTGGATCGGGCGTGCGGATCGACCACAACACATTTGAATGTCATCAGCATAACGTCAGCGTCTATACGGCCGGCGTTTATGCGACGAACACGAATGCTTCAGGGGCCAATCAGTTGTCCGCGCCACTGAAAGGGCTTATCGATAACAATCACTTTATTGATATGCGCGTCCTCGTTTTCCGTTTCGGCGCGGATGGCAATATCTCTGAAAATGGTGGGGCGACGGTGTGGTCAGACGCACTCGGCCTCGGTACCGATGATGCCGTGTATGTGGAAGACAATGACTTTCACATGGAATCATTTCAGAATGCGATCGATTGCGAATTTGCCGGAAAGTTCGTGTTCCGATACAACACGGTTGTTGATACGTATCTAGAAATGCATCCGGCCCGCGGACAGGCGCGTGGCTGTCGGAAGTGGGAAATCTATAACGATACGCTCACGCAATCAGTGCTCAGTGTGGCGCAACCGTTTTCTATTCGTGGCGGCACTGGCGTGATGTTTGGCACACGATGGACCGGAACGTTTGGCGATGGGAATGGCCAGCTCGCTATTACGCGGGCCGTCGAAAACCTCGGGCCTGGGACGTGGCTGGGGTGTGACGGGACGTCGCCCTGGGATGGCAACCAAGACGCCACCGGATGGCCCTGTCTTGATCAACCCGGACGCGGCGGAGATTTTGGCACGCCATTCAACGGGAGTCCGCCGCCCTATTCGCCGCCCCCGCAACTCTCCGTACCCGCCTATTTCTGGGATAACCTTATGAACGGCGCGCAACTGTCGGTCGTGCCGCATGATGCGCCGAGCGCGGCGCGGCTGATGATCAATCGCGATTATTTTGTGAGTCCATCGACGGCCATGCCTGGCTATACGCCCTATACGTATCCGCATCCGTTGCAAGGTCCGCCAACATTGACAAGCCTTAGCACGACATCTGGCCCGGTGGGCACCACGGTCACGCTCACGGGACGCAGTTGGGGCGCCCGGCAAAATGCCTCCGTCGTGCGCTTCAACGGCTCCGCGGCAACCGTGACCGCCTGGTCGACCACGTCGATCACAGTGACGGTGCCTGTGGGCGCAACCACCGGAGCCGTCACGGTGACGGTCAACGGCACGCCGACGAATGGCATGACCTTCACGGTGATGTAATGGCGACCTTCTACGTCGCGACGACGGGCAATGATGCGAATAGTGGCACGTCGCCCGCCCTCGCGAAGCAAACCGTGTCCGGCGGGCTCGCCGTGCTCGCGGGCGGGGATACGCTCATCATCGGCGCCGGCACCTATAACGACGCCATCCTGAACAACGTGCCATCTGGCAGTTCATGGGGGGCGCCCACGACGATCCAGGCGGCGACGGGCGCGACGGTGTGGCTGGCGCCCACGAGTGGCGCCTGCGTGATTCAATTCGATCAGACGCAGCAATTTATCCAATTCGTCGGCATCAATGTCGATGCCACGCGGGGGATCACGCAGGGGTGTATCTATCTGCGCGGGTGGACCGGCGGCAATCCGCATCATATCCGCTTCTCGGGCGGGGAATATGTCGGCCCGATCAATGGCGTGATCAACGAAGGCAATGCGGCGTTTAATACGTTTCAATGCACCTCAGAAATTGCCGGTCTGACGGGCCATTGCGAATATCTCAATTTGACGGTGCATGGCGGGGGCGATGCTGGCGATTATTCGGCGGCGTTTTTCCTGAACACCTCCGACAACGTGGTCGATCACTGCAACGTTTATGACACGAGCGGTGTAGGGATTTACTTTTACAGTGTCTTTGGCGCGAATAACAACATTGCCAGCAATAATGTCGTGCATGACATTACGCGATCGGCGAGCGACTACATCGTGGGTATTGATGTCGGCGCAGGCACGGGCGCACAGGTCTATAACAACGTGGTCTATCGCCTGACCGGCCTCAACGCGGGGAGCAATGCCGCCATTTATACAGAGAGTGGCACGGGGTCCGTGCTCATCTATCAGAACACTATTACGAATAATACGATGTTTGGAATCCATACCACATCTGGCACGTTTGGGCACGTGCTCGAAAATAACATTGTGTATCTGAATACGCCGGTCAATGTGGTCAATGACTCGGGCGCCTCGGACGTGACGAACCTCGTGGGCGTCAATCCGGTCTTCGTGAATCCCTCCAGCGACAATTATCAATTGACGGTCGGCAGTCCGGCGATTGATGCAGGCACGACGAACGCCTACACGACCGACATTCTAGGCGTGACGCGGCCGCAAGGCTCGGCGTTCGATATTGGCGCGTATGAATTCGTCGCCGCACCGCCACCAAGTGACCTCTGGGCTGCGAGTGTGATGTAGGTGGCGACGATCTTCCGCGCGCCGCTGATCACGGCGATTGCGGCGCTCTCGACGACGGCCGCCAATAGCGCGCACTCACAGCCCAATTTCAACGTCCGTCTGCCCCTCGCCGCTGCGCTGCCCTTTATCGGCCCCGATATCGATCCGCCGTCTCGTCTGCCGGCGCTAGGCGTCTGGCATCATCGCCCGCAGCCGCCTGGGGCGGGCATGTCGTTTAACTGCTGCGATTGGCCGTTGCCGGCGGTGCCGCTGCGGCAAATGGTCATTGATCCCGTTTACAACCGGATCATGCTGCCCTTGCCGCCGCCGGGCGTGCCGTTCATCAATCAAGACTTCCCGCTGCCGGCTCGACCGACGCTGAAGCCTGAGACGCACCTGTTTTATTACATGCAGGACCAGACGAGTCCTGCGTTTATTCAGTATGACTGGCCGAAAGCGCCGAAGTTGCCGTCCTTGGTGGCCGATCAGGTGCCGAGCCGGCTGGGCTTGCCGATTACCGCGATTGCGCCGCCCTTCCGCCAGCGCGACTGGCTGAACCCGGCGACGATTCAACTGGCGAAGGTCAATGACCCACAGGGGCGTAATGCGTTCCTGCCGCCGCCGGTCGGCTTGCCGACGCATCAGACCGATTGGCCGAACCCGCAGGCGGCGAAGTCGCAGCAGGGGAGCCATACGCTCAACGATCTGGGCCTGCTGACGCTGCCGATTGCGCGCCCCATGCGCCCGCTGGATTGGCCGAACCCCAAACCAGTGCCCCAATCAGCGCAGGCCCGCAACGTGCGGGAGCCCAGCGTCTCAATCTTGCTGGTGCAGCGGTTTAAGCCGGAATGGGCGGCGGATAGTAATCAGTTGCTCGGCCCCACGCGAACCCAGCCGGAAACGCACTGAGGGTGTAGACTACACGCGGATTCCTCATGGTTATTAACCAGCCAGGACAAGTGATTGGCGCGCAGATGGTCGATGCCTCAACGGGCCTCGATTATGTCGGCGTCGTCACGGTCTACGTCACCGTGGATGGCGGCGTCCAGGCGATTGGCAGCGTCGGGGCGGGGATTTGCACAGCAGAAGGGCATGGGTATTACACCTACCGGCCCTCGCAAGCCGAGACGAATGGCGCCCTGATTGCGTTTACGTTTACGGGCCTCGGCGCTGTCTCCGCCTCGATTCAGGTGGCCACGACGGCGGCGGCAACCCCAGCCTCAGGCGTCTTCGCGCTGGCCTATACGGTGCGGTCCCTCATCACGGATGCGCTGGTGGAGATCGGCGTGCTGGAGCCGGGGGAACAGGCCAACGCCGGCCAGATTGCCCTCGGGCTGCGGCGCGTGCAGACGATGATTGACACGTGGGCGGCAGACCGGCTGACGCTCTCGCTGCAGTTGCAGACCACGTTCGTCTGGCCCGCCTCGACGTCGAGCGTGCTGGTCGGCATCGGGCAGGCGGTCAACATTGACCGGCCGATGTGGATCAACGCCATCAGTTTTCTCATTCCCGGCTCGTCGCCGGCCATCGAAGTGCCGATCGGGATGATGGATGAGGATGCCTTTTCATCGCTATCGATTAAGGGCTTGCCGTCCGCGCTGCCGACGCAGAGCTTTTATCAGACGAATCTGACCGATGCGCACGGGACGTTGTTCCTCTGGCCGCAGCCGCAGAGTCTGTCGATTGTGCTCTATACGCCGCAAGCCGTGGGTGTCCCGGCCAGCCTCGATAGCATTCTGCAAGGGCCGCCGGGCTATCAGGATGCCTTCCTGTATCAGCTCGCCTTGCGGTTCTGTAGTCCCTTTGGCGTGCAGATTCCGCCGCTGTTGCCGCGCATGGCCTCAGCCGCCTTCGAGAACATGAAAAAGCCGAATGTCGATCCAGGCGCGATGTCGGTGGATCCGGCGCTCGTGCCGGGCCTTGGCGCGGGCTGGAATTATCTCACGGGCAATACGACGACCTCGAACCGATAAGGAGCAGCGATGGCAAGTCCCGTCCTCGTCAATGGCACGTCCGGCCTGCTGGCCACGGCGATCTTTGTCAGTGGGCCGTGCAAGATCTTCGATTACGACATTTATAACGCGGCTGCCGCGGCCTCGTATGTCAGCTTTTACGATACGGCGATCGCGCCGACCGTGGGCACGACCGTGCCGAAATATCAGGTCGGCTTGGCCACGCTGGCCAGTAAGACACTCGGCGTGCAGGACGGCGGCGGCCTGTATTTCAAAGATGGCCTGTGGATGGCGGCAACGACGACGGCGGCCGGCTCCAGTGCGCCCGCATCCGCGCTGACCGTGAGTCTCGGATTGTCGTAAATGCCCCAGTATCCCGGCTTCCTCGGCCCGTCGTATCAAAGCCAATCGTATATGGCCGATGCCGAACGCCTGATCAATCGCTACGTCGAGCTGAACGAATCACAGACGGCCCCGACGCCGGGGGCGCTCCTCCAGTGTCCCGGCTTTGAATTGATTGTCGCCCCCACGGCGAATTTCGGCGGCGGGATGTTTTCCCTCGGCGAGCGGACCTTCTTCGTCACGGGGTTTACGCTCTACGAGCTCGTCGGCAATACCGCCGTGCAGCGTGGCATCATCGAACGCAACGCCTCGCCCGTCACGTTCATGTCCAACGGGGATGCCGGGAATCAGTTGGGCCTGACGAGCGGTAATCAGTTTTATGTGTTGGACCTGATGACAAACGTCTTTCAGAATCCGACCACGCTGGGCGCTACGATGTGCGGCTTCCTCGATGGGTTTGGCGTCATTCTCGATGCCACCTCTTCTACCCTGCAAGTGACGGCATTCGAGAATTTCCTGAGTATCGACCTGGGGAACATCCAGCAGCGCACAGACGGCAGCGACCCATGGCGGTCCCTCTATGTCGTCAATCGTCTGATCTATTTGCTCGGGGATCACACCTCAGAAGTCTGGTATGACGCCGGGACGGCGCCGTTTCCCTTCGCCTCGATTCAAGAGGCGTTTATGCAGACGGGCACGGCCGCTGCGTTTTCTGGCGCGCGGCTGGATAAGGCGCTGATCTGGCTCTCACATAATGAGCAGGGCCATGGGCAGGTGGTGTCGGCCTCTGGGTATACGCCCAGCCGCATCAGCACGCATGCCGTGGAAGCCTCGATTGCCACCTATGGCGATCTCTCAGATGCCGTGGCGTTCAGTTATCAGGAGAACGGCCACACCTTCTATGTGCTGACGTTCCCCAGCGCCGAACGGACCTGGGTCTTTGACCAGGCCACGAGCCTGTGGCATGAGCGGCTGTATTGGGATACGCGGCAGGCACAATGGCTGGCCTATCGGCCGATGTTCTTTGCCCATCCCGATCGGAATCTCGTGCAGGACCGCTTGACGGGGGCGATCTACCGGATGGGGACGGATCTATTTACCGATGTGGACGGCGCGGCGATTCGTCGTCTACGGCAGCCCCCGCGGTTGTCGTTTGACCAGAAGCGGTTTACGACGCATGCGATTCAACTCGTGATGGACGTCGGCCAAGGCGTGCAGCGCGGGCAGGGCTCGGACCCGCAGATTATGCGGCAGACCTCGAAGGATGGCGGCCAGACGTGGGGCAACGAACAGTGGGCCTCGAGCGGGCCGATTGGCAGCTTTGATACCCGCGTGCGCTGGACGCAGTGCGGGCAGGCGCGCAACCGCGTCGATCGGTTTATCGATACGGACCCCGTGCCGTCGCGTTGGGTGGATGCCTTGATTGATGTGAGCGTGGGGCCGTCGTGATTACGCCGTTTCCGCAACTGACGGCGCCGCTGGAAGGCCATCTGCTCAGTTATCCATGGGGCCAGTGGTTCACCGGCCTGCGAGCGGCGATCAATGGCACGCCTGGCAACTCCGTGCCGGTGACATTTGCGAACCTGCCGCAGCCAGTGACGGGCATGATTGCGGTCGTGACGGATTCGACGGTGAACACGTGGGGCGCCGTCGTGGCGGGTGGCGGGGCGAACCTCGTCGGCGCGTTCTATAACGGCACGAATTGGACGGTGTGTGCCAAATGACGACGCGTATCCTCGCAGAAGACGAATGGTATCGACTCGCAGATACAGAAGCGGCTGGCGTGCCCTTTCCCGACGGATCGCGGGCGGTGGTAGTGGAACAGGACGGCGCGATTATCGCCTGCCATGTCATCATGCCCGTCTGGCATGTCGAATGCCTCTGGGTGCATCCCTCGTTTCGGAAAACGACAGTCTTCGGGCGCCTCTGGCATGCGGTCAAGGCCGAATGTGCGCGGCTGGGGATTCGCGTCGTCTGCACGACGGCACTCACGGACGATGTGAAGCATTTGATTGAGCACGGGCATGGAGTGCCATTGCCAGGCGAGCATTTCGCCGTGCCGGTAAGGACATAAAAGATGCCTGCGATTATTCCGCTGATTATTGGCGTGGCGGGCGGCATCGGGGAAGCGGCCATTAAAAGCCATGCGACCGGCAAGGCTGTGGATGCACAGACGGAGGCGGCGAATAAGGCCCTGGCCGTGCAGCAACAGGTGTATGGCAATCAACAGCAAGCCGCGGCACCTTATCAGCAGACTGGCCAGATGACGCTTGGGCGCCTGGGGCAGATGGCCGCGCAGCCAGCGAACCAGTTCAATCCGCAGAACTACCAGCAGGGCGTGCCGAAACCGAACCTGCCGCAGATGCCGTCGCAGCAAATGCCGTCGATGGGCGCGCTCGGCCAGCCGCCGGGGCAGCCCATGCCGGGCATGCCGACGCCGGGCGGGCAGGGCGACACCGTCACGATTCAGACGCCCGATGGGCGCACCCTGCAGGGATTCCCCAGGGCCCGGGTGCAGGAAGCGATGCAGCGCGGCGCGAAAGTGCTGGGTTAAATGGCCGATTGGTTCGATCAGCAACTCCAGACCATTACAGGCGACCAAGCTACCGCTGGATCGCCGGCGCCAGCAGTCAACCAGCAGGGCCAACAGCAAGGCATGCAGCAGGTGGCCACGGCGCCCGATGGCGTGCCCGTGTATTCGAGCGGTGGCCAATACTTCACGAAGAACGCTGACGGCAGCATGACGCAGCAGTTTCAGGGCGGGGCGCCCTCGTGGCTAACGCAGCAGACCGGCGGCGGGCAGCAGGGCGGGGGCATGCCGGCGGGGATCGATCCGCATCTGGCGCAGCTCTATCAGCAATATGGCATTACGCCGGGCGGCAGCGGGTCGGGCCTCGGCGATTGGCAATACTGGCAAGGGCAGGCGCTGAACAACGCCAACGGGGACTGGTCCTATATCACGGGGCGCCTCGGGTCCGACCTTGCCGGGCAAGGACCGGATACCGGTGGCAAAGGCGCGGGTGGCGGCACGGGCACCATTGCGAACCCCACCGTTCCGCAGGCTGGGCAGAACTTCCAGAATGCGCAGCAGCAGGGGCCGTATCAAGCGCCGGGCGCCTATACGCCGCAGCAGATCCAGCAGCCCGGCAATGTGACGCCGCAGCAGGTCACACCACAGCCAACGGCCGCGCCGGGGACGATTACGCCGCAACAGGTGCAAGGGCCGCAGGCGTTACAGGCGCAGACGCTGGCAAATCCGTCAGGCTTCCAAGCGCCGACGCAAGCGGACCTCCAGAATAATCCGCAGTTTCAATATGCGCAGCAACAGGCCATGCAGCAGCTGGTCAATTCCGGGGCGGCGAAAGGGGTCGCTCGAGGATCGAATACGTGGAAGGCGCTACAGGACCAAGCGGCGAATCTGGCCGGCCAGCAATACCAGCAGGTCTACAACAATGCCCTGCAAGGCTACCAGACGAACACGACGAATACCCTGAACTATAACCAAGCGAATCAGGGGAATCTCGCGCAGGCGTATGGGCTGACGAATCAGTATCAGCAGCAGGCCGCCTTGGCGAATCAGGGCGCGAACCTCCAAGCGCAAAGCGCGAATGTCGGCAACCAGATGCAGAGCGGCCAGTTCAATGCTGGGCAGAACCTGCAAGGGCAACTGGCGAATCAGAGCGCAGGCCTCAATGCCGGCCAGTTTAATGCTGGTATGAACTTCAACACGCAACAGGCGAATCAAGCCAATGCGGCGTCTGCCTATGGGCTCAACGCGCAAACGGGCCTCAATGCCTATCAGGCGAATGTCTCAAATGCGCTTGGGCAAGGGCAGCTCGGCTTGGGCTATCAGCAGGGCGCGAATTCGCTGGCCCTCGGACAGGGACAGCTCGGCCTCGGCTATGCGAATTACGGCTTGAATCAGAACGCCCAGAACTATGGGCAGGCAGCGAATACGTATCAGTTGAATCAGGGCGCGAATCAGCAACTGTTCAACAACAACTATTCGCTGGCGCAGCTCGGGATGCAGGCGAATGGGCAGATGGCGCAGGCCGGGCAGAACTACGGCAATCAGGCGACCAATGCCTACGAGGGCATCGGGAACGCGCAGGCGGCTGGCTCCCAGCAGCAGGGGCAGAATTGGGGCGGCACGCTGGGGAATCTGGCGAACTTCGGCGCGGGGCTGTCGCTCTATAACCAGTATCAGCAACCGCAGACGGGCACGCCAACGGCGTCTGGTGATCCGCGCTTCACCGCGATGTAATCATGCCGATCGATACCAGCATCTATCAGACGCCGCCGCCGCAGGGCTTCAATTCGCCGTTTCAGGCGCTCGCGCAGATTGGCGCCGTCCAGCGGCAGCAGCAAGAAATTCGCTCATCGCAAGCCGAAGAACAATTACGGCAGCAAAAATTAAAGACCGAGCAACAGCAACAGCAATCGGCCGACACCTTCAACGCGATTGTCGGGAATGCCTCGCTGACGCCTGAAGCCGTGCGGGCGCAAATCCAAGCGAAGGCGCCGGAACATCTGGCGGCCTTCGATGCCAGCGTGGCGAAGATTCAAGAGGCGGCCGACAAGCATAACGAATCGCTCGCGCACTACAACGAGGCGATGACGAAGGCGCAAGAGACGACGCAGAACGTCATCAGCGCGACGGCGAATGAGATTGCCGCGCATGGCTACAATCCGCTCGCCTTTGAAGTCGGGCTGAAAACCGTCGAGGCACGGATTCCTGCTTTCAAGGCGCAAGCCGACATCATGCGGCAAGAGGCGTTGAAGAACGGCCCCGACTGGATCAAGGAACAGGTGCAGGGCTGGCAGAAGATGTCCGATCGCTCTGCGGCAGCCAAGTTGCCCGGCGAAGAGGCCCAATCAGCCGTGCAACAGCAAGTCGCGGCGGGCACCGTGGGTGGATTGACACCAGCGCAGCAGCAGCAAGAAGTCGATCGCCAGAAGCAGGAAGCCGATCGACAGGCACAGCTCAAAGTCTCGCAAGGTCAACTCGGCGTGGCGCAAGGGCGGCTGACGCTGGAACAACAGAAAGCCAAGGATGAGGCGGCAGCGAAGGCAACAAAGGCCGCGCAAGGTCGACCCGTGCAGACCGCTGATATCAACAAAATCAGCGACCTCGACAAATCCATCAGCGAATTGAAGGATTTGGGCAACAAACTGAGCACCGGGCAGGGCATGGGCGGGATGGCTCGGATCGAAAACGCCATTGTTCCTGGCGGATTGGCTCCCTACGTGCCCGGCGCGGAAGCCGCGAAGGAAACGGCCGCGAATATTGCGCTTGCGCGGCAAGTGGCGGGGCGGGCCATTCATGGTGGCGTCATGCGGAAGAACGATCAGGAACAGGCCGAGCAATACATGCCGAAGCAGGACGATCCGCCGCAAGTCGTCCAAGCGAAGCTGGCGAACATCCTCAAGCTCGCCAATGACAGCAAGATCGGGCATATCGAAAACTTGAAGCGCGGCGGGTTCGATGTGAGCGGTTTCCAGTCAGCGATTGGCGCGGCTCCGACGACGGCTCTCAGCGCCGAAGATCTCATCAAGAAATACAGCGGTGGTCAGTAAATGCCTGACGAGCTCAAGGCCATCGTGCAACGGATGATTGACGCGGGGGAACCCGAAGAGAATATCGGGAAGGTCATCAAGGGCTATACCCCTCCGTATCAGCCGCGCAATATTTTGGCAGAAGGGCGGGCCTCGGCGGCCACGTCTGGCTCGCCGGAAGCGTCGAGCGGCTTTCAGGACTGGTTTAACAACGAACTGAAGCCGGTGCTGGAGAAAGTCGCCCGACCGGAAACGATTGCCGACATTGCCAGCCT